ATCAGAGTAAGAGTTCCGATAGCTTTTGTGCAATTAGAAAAGACCTACGATAAACGATATGTAGCTGACTTAGATCTACCAACATTCTGTTATTTAGCTAGGGAAATATTATGATTGGTCAGTCAAGGCGCAGAAGTATGGTTGAAGCCATTATGAATGTGATTGTAGGATATATGGTTGCTGTTTTTGCCAATCTGATTGTTTTACCTATGTTTGGTTACAATGTAACTTTGTCGGATGGGGCAGCCATAGGGTTAGCTTTCACCATTATCAGCTTGATTAGGTCTTATGTGATTAGAAGGGTGTTTAATTACTATGACTAGCTTAGAAACAGCAATGCTTATACATGGATTTAACAAACGTGGGGATCGTCAAAAAGATGATTTTTATGCAACTCCTTTAGAAGCTACACAAAAACTTTTAAATGTTGAGCAGTTTGATGGAAAAATCTATGAGCCTTGTTGTGGTCAAGGGCATATTTCAAAAGTACTTATCGAGAATGGATATGATGTTGAAAGCACAGATTTAGTTGATAGAGGTTTTGGTCAATCAAATATAGATTTTTTAATGGAATTGCAGGTTAGAGAAAACATTGTCACTAATCCACCTTATGGTAGATTGCTTATGAAATTTGTTCAGCAATGCCAACATTTATCAGAAAAAAAAATAGCATTACTATTGAAACTTACATTTTTAGAGGGCCAAGAACGTAGAGAGTTTTTTAAAAAATATCCACCTGTTAGAGTTCATGTGTTTTCAAAACGATTATCCTTAATGAAAAATGGTGACAGTTATGATGGTGGCATGATGGCTTTAGCCTGGTTTATTTGGGAAAAGGGCAATAATAATAATCCTGTGGTTAGTTGGTTATGACTGAACAGTTTATTAACAAATCAACCTTGAAAGAGAACTATAGTGTTATCCCTAACAACATGGTCAATGATGAGGGTCTTGATAGTGATTGCCTAGCAGTAATGGTTTATTTGTTGTCCAAGCCAATTAATTGGATAGTTAAACCTACAAACATACAAAACAGATTTAAGTTTGGCAGAGATAAAACTTACAGGGTCATAAACCAATTAGTTAAAAGAAATTATATTGTCAGAGAAGAACACCGAACAGAGGGTAAGTACTCCAGTTTTAGCTACTACGTTTATGATTCACCATTTCCTGGTTTATCGGATACGGCTGAGCCGTATACGGCAAATCAGTACACTACTAAGTATAGAGATATACTAAGTAAAGAAAAGATACAAAGGGCAGAGCAAAAAAATATTGCTCCAACTAATATGAATGAATGGCAGTATTATAAGAACGTACTAGCAGAATATACTACCTACAAAGATGGTGAGAATATTATTGGACAGTTACTTAAAATGGCTCACAACTCTGGTTATAAAGGCAAGGAAGAAAAAGACAGGTTAGTTCTTACTATTTTAAGAAGGGGGCTTGAAAATAAACCAGAGGGCAATGTTCGTGCTTATCTTTTTCAGATTTTTAATAATATAACAGATGAGTTTAAGGCTGCTGCAAAGTCTGACCCAGAACAATCAACGTGGGAAGCTAGAGCAAGGTCTTGGGCTTATGGCAAGAATAATTGGATATTTAAGTCTAAATGTCCACCACCTGATGATCCTGATTTCAGATTACATTGTCCTGCAAAATATTTACATTTATTTGGAGTTACATAATGGCTGAATATACTGCCGTAGAACTAGCTGATAGGTTTGAAGAAATGGTTGATGTTCTCAATCGTATGCCACCAGTTATGAAAAAGCAGAAGATGATACATTGGCCAGACTATCCTAATGATCCTAATCAGGCTTATGGATATAATGATTATACTATCTCACGACCAAAACCAACAGGTGAACAAATTGATAGATGTGACCAGGCTTTATTGTGGCTATTATATCTTGATAAACCACAGAAAGAATTAATATGGGCTAGAGCATCTAAGTTTTCTTGGCGCAAGATAGCTATGTTCTTAGGATGTAATAAAGATACAGCTAAGTTGAGATGGACAGTTATATTGATGGAATTGATAGAGAAGTTGAAAAATGAGTAAATCAGTTCAATGTAGAAATTGTAAGGCAACATATCATTTTGATGACAAGAAATGGGAAAGTTTTATCTGTGAGATTTGTAAAACATTTATACATAACAAGGATAAAAAACGTGATTGAAAAAAAAATTCTGTGTCTACTAGACAAGTCAGACAAAATGTGGGTATGTTTTTTATATACTGCAAATTTTATTGCTTACGTTCTTTTTCCTAACCAGACTAGCAATGAGGTGAGCAGTATTTTATTATGAGAAACAATCAATCAAAACCTGGAATAAATTGGGCTGAAATACAAGCTAGGTTCAACAATGGTGAGTCAGCTTACTCTTTGGCTAATGACTATGATGTTTCAAGACAGTCTATTACTAAGAGGGCTAAAAAAGAGGGTTGGGGCAATATTCAGCATAAGGTTAAGTTAGCTAGGAAAGTAGTTGAAACGACAACCAACGACAAAAAGGTACGACAACCGACAACCATTGTGCCGAGAAAAGTCGATCATGTGCAGAAGTTTGATAAGGATACACCAGAGGTAAAGGAAGCAATCCTTGCATTATTGCGAGATGGTAATCCAAAGATGATAGCTGCTCAAGCGAGTGGTGTAAGTTATGATAGCTTTAATCGTTGGGTTAAACGTGATCCACAGTTTGCTAGTTTGGTACGTGAAGCCGAAAGCATGGCTGTAGTTTCTAGGCTGTCGAATATCGCCAAAGCAGGAAAAAGAGGTGATTGGAAAGCTGATAGTTGGTATTTAGAACGCACACAAAAAGAAATATTTGGCAATAACGATAATAAAAACAATAACTTAGCAGTACAGATAAATATACAAAGAGACAACGCAGCAGAAACCATAGACATTAGTACGACAGGTAATAAACCTGTTACACTAGACGATTAAACTGTTGGTCAGCAAGGGTTACAGAAATACAACTAGGCACTTACTAGACAAACAGCCCCCATGCAAAGCCCCACAGCTAGGTTTTTTGCGACAACGAAGTCGATATGTAAACACATACCCACGCACCAAAAATTAAACACCACTTGGTTGTCGTAAACCAAAAACAAAAATTACAGGTTGTCGTAAACCATAGGTAACCATCATGGAAATGCAAAGCAACAAATTCGCCAGAAACATGATGGCACAGAAGTTAATGTCCGAGAACAAGGACAATCCATTTAACTCCAGGTTCTTTCAGCCAAGTGATGCTTTCTCAAAGCAAAGAACCAGGCCAATACAGGGCCAAATGACATTAGGTAATTTAGCATCATATTTTATGCCTTTTTCAAAAGACATAGGGCCTTACGATGATAGCCCAAGATTAGATCGACCTGGAGGTGTTAATATAGATTTCCCACCAATAGCCAAAGATGCTTATAGTGGTATAATGAAGTTTGGCCAAGCTATTAGAGGTGAATTAAAACCAGAGGAGATACAAAAACTAGCCTTTGATACATCTTTAAATCTTGCAGGTGGTGGTTTAGCTGCATCCAGAACAAGTCTTGTTCCTGAAGGCAGTTTAGGTGTTTTTGCAGGTAAGAGTGCTAAAAATTTTCCTGCTAAATCTCTTTTAAAAGAAACAGATGATAGTAAGTTTTTGCAGCTAAATAATGAATTAGATGTTGTAAAAAATGAACTTACAAAAGGTCGTATGACTTTAGGCGATGAAGCCACAGACAATTTACAGATAAGAAAAAAACAACTTATTGATGAATTAGACAATGAAGCACTTAGACTGACTGCAAACAGGCAAACTCTAACTGATGATTTGGATAAATTTATGCAAAAACAAGATTACAGAACTGGTTTAGCAAATCCTGTTAGTAGGTTTAAAGCAAGTGAAAGAGAATTTGGAACAGGGTTATTTCAGTTACCAGATGGCCAGTATAGGTTTGAGATAGACGATACAGTTGCTACAATGAAAAACCTGGATAAAGTTTTTGTAAATACAGGTAAGTTTGAAGAAATAGTTGCTAATGTGGCAGGGGCAAAAGCCGAGACAAGTGCATTAGGCTCACTCAAGTCATTTTTTGCATCTGAAAATGCAGTCAATTTATCTGACATTATGAATCATAAAGAGTTGTTTGATAATTACCCTCAGTTAAAAAATATCAAGGTTGCTTTTTATAATGATCCAGATTCTTCTACTGCTGGTGCATTTTATAGTTCAAAAGACTTTGGATTTGATGGGATCAATATAAATGTTGGTTTTCGCAAGTCTGGTCTTGAGGATGTAAATCTTGATACTCCAGAAAATAAAGAAAAGATTTTAGATATTTTAGTGCATGAGATACAGCATAAAATACAAGACATAGAAAACTTTTCACAAGGTTCTAATTTAAGCAACGCAGGAATTAGGTTAGTTGATTTTAAATATAGATTAGAAAAAGACAAATATAATGCTTACCCAGAGTTTAAACAATTTGACAATTATCAGAAGGAATTAGAGCCTTTATACAAAGCAAGTTACATAAAACAATTAGATGAAAAAGTTGCTCAAGGTGAGGGTTACCAACCAAGACGTTTATTTAATCAATCTAATTGGTATAAGTTCGGTGATGAAATAAGACAAGAATTGTTTAAAGAACTAGGTTACACCTATCCAAAAGCGAAAAGCCCAAAAAGAGATGCTTGGATGAAAGCAGCTTTTCAAAAATTAAGAGATAAATCATTAAGACAAATGAGAATTGAACTTTACAAGGGTGAAGGTGGTAATGTAGATGACATTTTGGACAAAAACTTATCATTGAAAGAAATGAAATCACAAATAGGTAAGTTACAAAGAAAACAAGACAAAAATTTTAAAGGTTATTTAGAATATACTACAATAAACAAAAAACTTAATGCCATAAGAGAATTTGAAAGAAGGGGGCATGGTTTTGGTGAAAGTGATGCTTTTGACAAATATCAAGTAATTTTAGGTGAAGCTGAAGCTAGAGCCGTACAAGCCAGACGAGGTACAACTAAAGGCGAAATAACTGATTATGTAGATTTTGAAAAAACGTATTTTCCATTTCAACAATTTAATAAAGGTAAGATGGTGAGACCACCATCATATTTTGGTTTGGAATTAGATGATTTGGTTCTTTGATGTCTAAGAAGCTAATAAAACTAGACTATACACCACAGCCTAAACAGGATTTGTTGCACAAGTGCAAAGCCAAGCAGATATTGTTTGGTGGGGCAGCAGGTGGAGGTAAGTCTCATAGTGGTCGTTGGGATATAATAGGTTTCTGTTTAGAGAATCCTGGTTTAAATGCTTTTATTTTTAGAAGGTCATTACCAGAGTTAGACAGTAACCACATTCAGCCTTTGAAGAAAGAGATGCCTAGTGAGTTAGGTGCTTTCAATGAGACAAGGAAAAGGTTTGAGTTTTACAATGGATCGAGCATACAGTTTCAGTATTTAGAACGTGATAGTGACTGTGATCGTATTCAAGGAACAGAAATACATATTTGTTTGATTGACGAAGCAGGTCAGTTTAATGCTTATCAGCTTGGGTATATTAAGAGTAGAATGAGATTAGGGTCTTATGAGCCTGTTCAGAAAGATTACTTACCAAGATTGATTATGACTGCCAATCCAGGTGGTCAATCACATAATTTTTTGAAGGCTTTGTATATCGACCCTGCGCCAAGTGAAACGTATTTTTACGATCATACGATGCGTGACCCTAACAATCCTAAGGATAGGGGTTGGTTGTCGATGTATATACCTGCGAAGATGGAAGATAACAAATACATTGATCCATCTTATGCGAGTTCATTTAGTGGTTTGCCAGAGGAGTTAGGCAGAGCATTAAGAGAGGGTGATTGGGATTTAGTTGTCGGATCATTCTTTGGAGATGTATGGAAACGTGAGTTACACGTTATAAGACCATTTGAGATACCACATCATTGGACAAAGTTTAGGTCTTTTGATTGGGGAAGTGCATCGCCTTTTAGTGTTGGTTGGTGGGCTGTAGCTGAAGGACATGAGACTATACCAGATGATGCTTTGATTAGGTATCGTGAGTGGTATGGAGCAGCAGGGCCAAATAGAGGTTTGCGAATGACTGCCGAAGAAGTTGGTAGTGGCATTAGGGCAATGGAAAAGGGTGAAAGAATAGACTTTGGTGTTGGTGATCCTAGCATTTGGAAGTTTGATGGTGGCCCATCTATTGGCGAAAGATTAGGTAAATGTGGTGTTCGGTTTAGAAGGGCTGATAATTCGAGGGTAGCAGGATGGGATCAGGTTCGTCAGAGGTTGATGGGTGATGATGGAGTTCCTATGCTTTATGTGTTTAGTGATTGCGTTGACACTATTAGAACCTTACCAGTTTTGACCCATGATAAGCACAGAATGGAAGATATAGATACGACACAGGAAGATCATGCAGCAGATGATATTCGTTATGCTTGTATGAGTAGGCCATTCACAAGACAAGCCCCAGAGATAGATGAGGATATTTGGCGAAAGCCAACGATTGAGGAAATGATGAGTGGTTTGGACAACGTAAGCCGACCAGGATCGTGGAGATTATAATTGGAATATGGATTTGACAGAGAACCAACTAAGAAAGCTGACAGGGCTGCTTATTGGAACGATCAGATATTAAAGGCTAGACGTTTTGAGGAAAACTGGCGAGAACGTGCTGAAGGCATAGTTCAGAGGTATCGTGATGATAATGTAAACAGATTTGAACGTGAGACTAGGATGAATATATTTCATTCTAATGTTGATACTTTGAAGTCTGCTTTATATTTTAATACACCGAAGCCAAAGGTTAGCCGTAGATTTAAGACAAATGATCCTATTGGTAGGACTATTGCTGAAGTTGTTGAAAGAGGTTTACAGTATCAGCTAGATATTTACGACTTTGACAATGCAGTAAAGAAAGCCATTGAGGATATGCTGATTGTTGGTCGTGGTGCTATTAGGTTGAGGTATGATCCTGTTTTAGTTACTGGTGAGCCAGAAAGAATACCTGTTACAGTTGAGCCTATTACTGGCATTGGTGAAGTTGCACCAGGTCAAATGGGTGAAGTACAGGTTGCACAAAGACTACTTGATCCTGATGGCAATGAAGTTGACCAAGAGAATGTCAAGCAAGATTCAAGAGGTATGTTTATTGAGGGTGATCCAGTTGAGTTTATTGGAGAACAGTCAATTACCTGTGAACACGTCAACTGGTCAGATTTAACAATATCACCTGCTAGATGTTGGGAAGATGTTAAATGGATTGCTTTTAGGCATTTATTATCTAGGCAGGACTTGGTTGATTATTATGGAACACAGGGTGAGCAGATACCTCTGACTTACAGATCAACAGAAATGTCTGATTATCAGGACAATCCAGAACCTGATATGGCTGAAGTTTATGAGATTTGGGATAAGAGGTCTGGTAAACAAATATTTGTTGCAACAGGTTTTAACGAAATATTAGAGGACTTTGACGATCCTTACAATTTAGATGGTTTTTGGCCAATGCCAGAGCCGTTATATGCAGTCTCCACTACCGACACCACTCTGCCAGTACCAGAGTTGTTTATCTATGAAGATCAGATATTTGAACTAGATTTGATTACACAAAGGATTGCAGCACTTACCGAAGCCCTAAAAAGGCGAGGTGTGTATGATGCTAGTTTTCAAGAACTGATTAGATTATCCGATGCTGATGATAATGAATTTATCCCAGTAGATAACATGGCTATGTTACAGGCAGGTGGTGGCCTTGCTAATGTTATGCAAGAAGCCCCATTGGACAACCTTATTAGGGCATTAACTGCATTATATCAATCAAGGCAGATAGTCATTGAGACTATTTATGAAATCACAGGTATCTCGGATATAATGAGGGGTCAGTCTGCATCTAGGGAAACAGCAACGGCACAAAGGATCAAAGGTCAGTTTGGTGCAATGCGTTTAGTCAACAGACAGCGCAGAATAGAAAAGTTTTTAGACAAAATTATGCAGTTAAAGGCTGAATTGCTTGTTGAGAACTTAGAGCCAACCTTACTTGAAAAGATGACTGCGATTGCTATCCCTCCAGAAGTGGTCGCAGTCATGCGTGATGACCGACTAAGAAGCTATAGAATATCTATAGATACAGAGGAATCTAGTGCTATTGATTCAGCTATGGATCAAAAAAACAGAACCGAGTTTTTGACTGCCACAGTACAGTTTTTACAATCTGTAGGGCCATTGGTAAGTTCTGGTGCATTAGGGTTCGATCAGGCAAAACAGATGTTATTATTTGCAGCTAGGGCTTTTCCAGGTGCTAGGGAATTAGAAGAAAGCCTAGAAGCCATACAGCCACCACAACCACAGGCAAATCCTGCTGATAAGTTGGTTGAGGTAGAAGCTGCTAAAGTACAGGCACAAACTGCACAAGCACAGACAGATGCACAGGTTAAGATAGCGAGACTTGATCTTGATAGGCAAAAAGCACAAGACGATCTAGCAATCAAAAAAGAAAAACTAGAAATAGACGCAGCTAAAATCGTAACTGGCTAAAATGAACAACAGCGAAGCACTAGGCCGTATTGTATGGCTTATGGGTCATTCTAGGCATCATGCAGCCTATAAGGTTAGTGATATTTACAGATTGATCTTACCTGCAATAGCTAACTATCAGTATCGTGTTTGGGATGGTGATAATAACCCACAAGGTTTTATGATTTGGGCTTGGCTCACTGATGAAGCATCTGAAAACTATGAAAGAGGAAGTGTCCACATAACAGGACAGGATTTTGTTGGTGGCAACAACCTTTGGATAGTTGAGTTGGTTATGCCCTTTGGTAATGCCAAACAAATGCTTTTAGAAGCAAGAAAACATTTAGTCAGTCTTTATGGCAAAGGTACAATTCTTCATGGAAGAAGAACTAAGAATAATTTATTTAAAAAGGTGATTTTATAATGGGTGACAGTCCAAGCAACGACTCAGGTCAAGAAGATACATCTGATAGCTTTGATGCAAATATGGGTTTGTCTGAAACTGAAGTTGGTATAGCTTCTGGTGGTGTTGATGATTTTATGGATGCAAATATAGGATCATTACCCACATCAAGATCAAATTTGTCTGATGCAGCAATGAAGTCTGCACGAACAGATCAAAGCCAAAGTCAAGATAGTCAAACTTTTTTTAGTTCAGATGCTGTTCCTGATGCAACGGACTTTAATTTTGCAAACAGCCAAGCTGCACAACAATTACAAGAAAAGGCTAAAGGTCTAAACATACCAAGCATTGTGCCAGGTGCAAGTTTAGTAAATGCCTTAACTGGTCTGCCTTCAAGAATGACACTCAATGCTTTAAATAGAGGTCAAGTACCAACTTACAATGCAGATGGTCAAATAACAGGAACAACAGGTCAGGGTTTTGGCATGGCTAGTCCTACTGGTTCTGTGCCAGGCTATGATTTGTTTACACCTGTGACAACAATAACTAACACAGACATGAATATGGGTGATGACAACAATGAGCCACAGATTATTAGAGCAGCTAACCCAAGAGATGCAGTAGAAGAAGAAACAAGACCACCAGTATCAGATGATTTAGCCGTAAATTACTTACAAGACCCTTTTTATCTGTACTCAGGTCAAGGCAATCTTTATCAGCCTTATGGATATGCACAAAACACATTAGTTGATCTTTTACGAACAAGAAATCTAACACAACCAACACAAGCAGCAGCTAATTTAGGTCTGTTTGGTAATCCAGGAGACTTCATGTAATGCAGGTAGATATGGAAATGGCTGCGAAAGCCTATGCAGAATTATCAGAACAAGAAAAAGAAATAATAAGAGAAGCTGTAGACAGTCCTCTTATGGGAATACTTGCGAAAGTGTTTGGTCAAGAGTTTGTCCAAGCATTAGGGTCATTTAAAAGACCTGCTCGTAAGATGGATGCAGAAATGCGCCAACAAGCAGCAAGGATGCTTATGAGATGAGTAAGAAAACTTACATCTACGTTAACGGCAAACTTGTTGAAAAATCGGAAGCAATAGAATCTCATTCTGTGAATTTGATGAGAGATATAGAGCCATATCAGAATATGAAAGATTTTGGTTGGATTACGTCAAGATCACAGCATAGGGAGTTTTTGCGTAAAAATAACTTTATTGAAGTAGGGAATGAACAAAACCATATATTAAAATGACAGAAAATTTAGAACAGCTAGAAAGCACTCAAGATTCTGCGCCAACAAGCCCAGAAGCTACTAATGAGTCAGCATCAGAGACAGTTCGTGAAACATTGAACAGAGTGTTGGCTAATCAGGAAATACCACAACAAGAAACAGCCGAAACTCCACAAGAGACAGAGGAAATAGAAGAAGAAGCAACAGAAGAAACTGAAGAAGAAGTTGCTGAAACAGAGGTTGAAGAAAAAGCAGAGGGAGAAGAAAAGCCCTTAGAAGCTATAACACCTCCACAACATTGGCCAACTGATTTTAAAGATCAGTTCAATGAAATGGATGCTACAGGTCAGCATTTATTTATGAAAAGATATAAAGAATTAGAAGGTGACTATACCAAAAAAACTCAAGGTGTAGCTAAATACCGAAAAAGACAAGAAGCCTTTGATGAGATATTAAAACCACATATGGATGATTTCTCAAGGGCAGGAATGGATGAGGTTGGTGCAGTAAGACAGTTACTCGCAGCCCACGATTATTTGCGTAAAGACCCTAAACAAGCGATCCAATGGTTAGCTAAAAATTATGGGGTAGATATGTCGGAAGTCGGAATGGACACAGCCGAAGATGAATACGCAGACCCACAAGTGAAAGCATTGCAACAGCAAGTAGCCCAGTTACAAGGTTTTCTAAATCAACAACAACAGACACAAATGCAAAGTGTTCAGCAAGACACACAGTCAATGATCGACAAATTTGCAAGTGCTAAAGATGCCGATGGCAACCTTAAATATCCACACTTTGAAGAAGTCAGGGATAGAATGGGAGTATTGATACAAGGCAACCAAGCACAAGACCTTGAGTCAGCTTATGAGATGGCTATCTATGCAGACCCTAAATTAAGACAGAGTTTGATGGATAACTATGCAGCGACCAAGACACAGAAAGAGGTTAAGACCGAAGCTGTGAAAAAGGCAAAAAAAGCACAGAGATCAACTGTTAGAGGTAACCCAACACCTGCTGAAAAAGCACTTCCAACTGGTTTGTCTGTAAGAGACACAATCTTGAAATCAATTCAACAATTAGAAAATAATGAAAGGGGATAGATTATGGCAAGTCCAAATTTATCGGAAATAATCACCACTACTCTTAGAAACAGATCTAAAAGTTTGGCTGATAACGTAACAAATCATAATGCTTTGCTACGAAGATTAAATGAGAATGGTAACGTATCAACTGTTACTGGTAGACAAATTGTTAGAGAACTTGAGTATGCTTCAAACGGCACAGTTGGGTTCTATTCTGGATATGAGACATTAGATGTTTCACCTTCAGATGTTTTAACAAGTGCTACATTCGACTATAAGCAACTTGCAGGTAATGTAACAATCTCAGGATTAGAGCAAATTCAAAACTCTGGTACTGAAGCTGTTATCAACTTACTTGAGTCAAGAATTGGTGTTTTAGAAAAAACAATGATGAATACATTGTCTACATCACTATATTCTGATGGCACTGGTTCTGGTGGTAAAGAAATCGGTGGACTACAGTTACTTGTAGCAGATGCAGGAACAGGTACAGTAGGTGGTATTAACAGTTCTACATTTACCTTTTTCCAAAATGTTCAGACAACAGCAACAAGTTCTGCGTTTAGCACAGCAAATGTTCAAGCAGATATGAATAATATTTACTTGAGTCTAGTTCGTGGCGCAGATAGTCCAGACTTAATTATGGCTGATACAAATGCCTACAAAGCCTTCTTAGGCTCATTACAGGCTATTCAGAGAGTTACATCTGATACATTAGCAAACTCTGGATTTACAAGTGTTCAGTATCTTAATTCAGACGTGATCTTTGACGATGCTTGTCCAACAAATAAGATGTATTTCTTAAATACAGATTATCTAAGATTGGAAGTTGCAGCTAACAGAAACTTTGTTCCTGGCGAAGCTAAGATGAGTGTCAATCAAGATGCAATGGTAACACCTATGTTTTGGTCAGGAAACTTAACTGTTTCTAACAGAGCCTTACAAGGTGTCATTCACGTTTAATTTTAATTAACAAGAAAGGATAAGTTGTTATGGCAATAGCAGCAATTATGGGTATTGACCCAACAGCCGTAGCTGACACAGCAGAGTTTAGACCTGGTCAGTTAGGTGCTATCATCGATTCAGATGGTACAAAAATCTATAAATACGTTCAGTATGATACTGGAGCAGGTAGTGTTGCAGCCACAAGTGGTAATGCAGCATATTACTACACATTAGATGGTTATAAAAATCATCAGGTAACTTCTGATCTATCTGACTCTGTAGAAATAGGTGCAGGGATTTTACAATCAACACCTACTGATGGTCAGTATTGTTGGGTTCAGATAAAAGGCCCTGCAACAATGGCAGCAGCATTAACAGCAGGTGCAGATGGTGACCCACTAACACCAACTGGTTCATCTGATGGAAAGCTAGACGTTACTGCCGATGTCACAAGCCATGTTTGTGCATTTGCAGGAGACATTTCAGATAAAGAAATTATCTGTGATTTTCCTATGTAAATAAAATTAGGGGCAGGGCAACTTGCCCCTTACTAACTAATCTGGAGGGATTTTATGAGTGTAGAACCACAATTTTATGAACGTGAGTTCAATGGAAAGATGCGTGATTTTGTAAGGATCACAATAAAAGGTATGAAGGATGTTTTTGAATGTCCTGTAAGGCCAGAAGATTTAACAAGGTTTCCAACTGAATGGGAAGCCTACAAAAAGACAAAAGGTAAGAAAAAAACAAAAGGCACTTCACTTAAAGAATTACCTGCTATGAGTGAGCCAAGAAGGGTAGAGTTAGAACTTGTTGGTATAGAAACTGTAGAACAGTTAGCAGATGCAGACGTTGAGATATTGCGTAACATTGGTGAGCCTTATGTTGAGTTACAAAGAATTGCAGAGTTGCAGACTAAATCAAAGCCTAAGATAGAAAAAGTACACAAACCACTTAATTTAGGAATACCAGATGAGCCTATTGACGATATGCCAAAACGTAGCTGATTTTACAGGTTTTGAAAGAGAAACAACAATAATTGGTAACACTTCACCAACTGCAAGGCAGTTACTAGCTTTGGCGCAACGTGAAGGCAAACAGCTTATGAGGTCACATACTTGGCCTATATTGTTAAAAGAGCATACGTTTTCTACTGCTAATGGTACACAATCTTATGCTCTACCAACTGATTTTGACAGATTTGTAGGTGATACGGCTTTTAATAGAACTGACTTAGATAAGTTTACTGGCCCACTTACACCACAACAATATCAGTTAGACAGGCATGGAACAGCTAGTGCAGGTATTACTCAAAGGTTTAGATTAAAGCCAAGTTCTAATGCACTTAGGTTTGATATTACACCTACACCTACTGCAACAGAAACAGTTGGTTTTGAGTATGTAAGTAGTCATTGGAATCAAAAGACAGATGGTACATCTCAAGCAGCTTTTACTGTAGATAGTGATACAGGCATATTAGATGAATTATTAATAGAAATGGGTGTAACCTGGCGATTTAAACAGATGCACGGCTTAGACTTTGCTGAAGATTACAGGCAGTATCAACTAGAGTTAAGACAGGCTATATCACGTTCTGGTGGCTCACCGACTATTACATTAGATGATGCAAGAAGATTAAGAGTAAGCCCATATAGTTATAACTTGCCTGATAGTGGTTATGGTAGTGTCTAATGCTTCAACCATTAAGATCAGCAAACAGATATAATGTAAAATCTGTAAATATACCTGCACCTTTTGGTGGCTTGAACTCAAGAGATAGCTTAGATGCTATGCCACAAACAGATGCAATAGTGATGAGTAATTTCTTTCCAACTGTGGAAAAGATAACAACAAGAGAAGGTTACAGTAGTTTTTGCACAGGCATAGGCACTGGTAATGTTGAAACATTAGTAGAACATAATGCAGGAGCAAACAGACAGTTACTAGCTGTAGGGTCAAATGGCACGTTATATCAGATAGATTCTGGTACTGCTGTTAGTAAAAAAACAGGTCTATCAAATGGTAGATTTCAGACAGTTGAATTTAATGGTTTAACCATTTTTGTAAATGGAGCAGATACACCCTTTAGTTGGAATGGCAGTTCAGCATCAAACCTAAGTATAACCTTGTCAGATAGTGCTAGTGCATCAACACTAAAGGGTGTTACAGCCTATAAGAACAGGTTATATTACTTTACTGGCACAGATCAGAATTTTTACTATTCGGCTACTGTGGACACACATCAAGGTAATTTTACTAAGTTTCCTGTAGGTTTGGTTGGTACATTTGGTGGTAACCTAATACAGATTGGTGTTTTGACACAAGATGGTGGTGAGGGTATTGATGACCTTCTAACCTTGATAATGAGTAGTGGTGAGGTATTGGTTTATTCTGGTACTGATCCTAGCGCATCTAGTTTTGCATTGGTTGGTACATTTAGGATAGCAGAACCTATAAATGAGCCAAGAGCCATAGCTAAACTTGGTGGTGATTTAATAATTATAACAAAAGAAGGATATTTACCTTTATCACAGGTTTTTAGACAAGACCTAGTTGGTAATAGAGCAGCAGCTATAAGTGAAAAAATAAGAGGTACAGTCATAAACCAAGTGGCTTCTACAGGCACTTCTACTGGTTGGCAAATACACGTTTCTGCTGATGGCTCAAAGGTATATTTTAATTATCCTACTGGCGATGCAACAGATACTTTTAACCAACACGTTTTTAACCCTATAACAAGGGCTTGGGCTATATTTCAGAATATACCTGCTCATGTCTTTGCAAACTTTAATGGTGATACATACTTTGGAACAACAGATGGCAAGGTATATAAGATAGGTGGTGTTGCAGACTTATCAGCAGCCATTACTGCTGACGTATCATTTGCTTTTAATTATTTTGGCGATAGATCGAGTGTAAAAAGGTTCTCAAGTATTGCGCCTACATTTGAAGCTATAGGTGATGTAGCATTTGATTTTGGTTTGGCTATAGATCAGAGAACACCATCAGGAATTAATTTATCAACTGGGTCATTTGATTCAGAGGTTGCTGCTTGGGATGAAGCAGAATGGGATTTAGATTTTTGGGGCGATACAATCGCAGCAGGAATAATACAAAAAAGAAAAGCAGTAGGATCGCTTGGTAGATCAGCTTCTTTGAGGATCAAAGTGGCATCATCAACGCAGGTTGTCAGCATAATAAACAGTAATTTTCACTTCTTACCAGGAGGGCCATTGTAATGCCTTTTAGTAGTGGCACATTTTCAAGAATATACGATTGGACAGATGACAGAGATAATGGCATCAAAATTCGTGCAGATCGTATGGATCAAGAGTTTGATGGTATAACAACTGCCTTAACAACTTGTATTTTAAAAGATGGCACACAAACAACAACAGCTAAGATACCATTTGCAGTAGGTTTATCTATTATTGATAATCAAACACTGTTACTTGGAACAAACTCTGACATAGCAATACAATATGATGAAAGCACTAATGATAGTTTAGAGATAGCTGCAAATGTTGAAGGTGCTGCATTAGGTATAGTGCTAAAAGCAGATCAGGGCGATGATAACGCAGATCAGCATAAACTGAGTATTGCAGATGGTGGCACACTTACATTAGCAAGTAAAATTAGTGGATCATTTGTTACTTACCTAACACATACACCAAATGCTACTGTTGCTGACTCTACACTAGCTGTTGCAGGTAATTTAACAGTTGGTGGCGATACAACAATTACTGGTGATCTCACTATAAGTGGCGATGACCTAACTATGGGTACAAACACAGCAGGTCACTTACTCATAGCTGATGGCACAAACTTCAACCCAGTATCAATAACTTCATTGTCAGCAATAACAAGTGTGGCTAGTGATGATGTTTTGATGGCTGTTGATACATCTGGTGGTGGTTTAAAAAAGATTACAAGAAGTGCTTTAGTCTCAGGTCTTGCAGCAGGTACTATGTCAAATATTGTTGAGGACACTTCTCCACAATTAGGTGGTGACTTAGATGTTCAATCAAACTCTATTGTGTCTACAAGTAATGGTAATATTGCACTAAGTCCAAATGGCACAGGTGTTGTCAGAATAGATGGTAACGTAGATATACAAACTGGTGAGATTGTTCTTAAAAATGGTGGATCTCAGTCAAACATAAAATTTTATTGTGAATCAAGTAATGCACATTACGCACAACTTACTGCTCCTGCTCATTCAGATTTCTCAGGTAATGTCAGCATAGTTTTACCAACAACAGCAGGAACTTTGGCACTTACATCACAAATACCAACATCAGGTATATCTAGTGGCAATGTGGCTACTTTCGGATCAGGTGTTGTTGACGATGACTTTTTAAGAGTAAATGGCACAACAATAGAAGGTAGAAGCGCAAGTGAAGTTCTAAGTGACATTGGTGCTGTAACAGAAGCAACGGCAGAGTCAAATGCTGTAGCACTTGCAATAGCTTTAGGATAAGGAGAAAAAATGGCAAACACTTTTAAAGTAGTATCTCACGATGTGATGCCCTCAAGTGCAGGAACACCACAGGATTTATACACTACACCAAGTAGCACTACGACTGTTATATTAGGATTAGTCATAGCAAATGTTCATACAAGCCAGGTAACAGCAGATGTTAAGTTAGTTTCTGATACAAGTGGTGGTGGTAGAGCAGCTACGAACACAACAACATTCTTACTGAAAGATGCACCTATCCCAGTAGGATCATCATTAGAAATATTATCAGGTAATAAGGTTGTTTTAGAAACTACAGATAAATTGCAGATAGATTGTTCTGTGGCAGACAAGGTGTCGATTACATTATCTATCATGGAGATTACATAATGGGTTATCTTGGCAATCAAATAACAACAGTATTTCCTACGTCTATTAGTGTTGATAGTGCAACAATAAGTGGCAATACAACTGTAGGTGGCACATTAGGTGTAACTGGTGCAACTACTTTATCAAACACATTAGGAGTTACTGGTGTATCTACTTTATCAGATAATATTGTTTTTGGTGCTTCTAATAAAGGTGTTCATCTTGGTGTAACTTCTGCTACTGCATCTAATTTAATTGATGATTATGAAGAAGGAACTTTTACCCCAGGCTATAGTCAATCTTCTGCAAACAATGTTACATTAGGTAAATACACAAAAATTGGTAATATGGTTATAGTAAACATAAGACTTGCAGTTAGACAAACTTCATCAACAACTTCTTTAGGTAAAATATCAGGTTTACCTTTTACAATACATGATAACTGTAGTCATCTTACTGTAAATACAAGAGAGTATCAAACAACTGGCAATCATTATCATGCAAACTTAAATCCTAGTACAACAGAAACATATACTTTCACAAGATACGATAATACTGGAACTTTTACTGCTAATACAGATTTTGGTTTTGGTTTAACTTTCGCATATGCAATACAAGGTTCATAAGGAGAAATAAAGTGGCAATAACAAAAATAACAGAAGTACCAAAGATAGAAGTCGTAGGCACTTGGAATATACAAGTGGCAACTGATACAGTTATTAAAGAAGATGGTACTGAAATAAGTAGGTCAAGGCATCGTCATGTACTACAACCTTTTTCATCAGATTATGTGGTAGAAAGTGATGGATCAAAAACATGGACTCACAAAGCTACAGATATAAGTGGTGAAGATGCAAGTGTACAAGCAATAGCTAATGCTATATGGACAGATAAAGTTAAAGCTGATTATAAAACATTTAGAGAAAATGGTGAGTAAACAATGCCATATATAGGAACAAGTCCAAGCAACGGAGTAAGACGAGTACATACCTACACAGCTACTGCTAGTCAGACTACATTTACTGGTGCTAGTAGTGAGGGTGTAACTCTATCTTATGTTGATACAAACTACATTGATGTATTTCAGAATGGTGTATTGCTAGGTAGTGCAGACTATACAAGTACCAGTGGTACGTCTGTTGTATTGGCACAAGGTGCTAGTGTTAATGACTTGATTGTTATTGTTGTGTATGACGTATTCTCAGTGGCAGATACAGTAAGTAAGACTAATGGTGGTAGCTTTGATAGTGGTGTTACTATGTCAAGTACACTTAATGTTACTGGTGCTACTACATTAACTGGTGGTGTTTCAGGTAGCACAACATTTAGTGGTGCAGTCACTGCTAATGCAGGTGTTAGCATAGACAATATAACTATTGATGGCACGGAAATTGATTTGTCTAGTGGTGATTTATCAATAGACGTAGCAGGAAATGTACAAATAGATGCTGATGATAATGGTGAAGTGAGACTTCTTGATGGTGGCACTCAATATGCAGCAATAAAGAAAGATGGTAATAATGCTGTTTTTCAATCTATAGTAGCTGATGGTGATTTTGTTATACAAGGCGTAGATGGTAGTTCATTTATAAATGCCATATATATTGATATGTCAAACGAGGGTGCTGTAGGAATAAACAATACTGCTCCTGCTGCTAAATTACAGGTAAATACAGCAAATATGGGAAATTTAGATGCAGTTGCTCTTAAAAACGAAACTAACAATGTTGGTGGTTATTTTATTAGGTTTAGAAGGTCTAGTGATGCTGAAATAGGTTCAATAGAACAAACTGGTGGTGGTGCTACTGTATCATACAACACAAGTTCTGATTATAGATTAAAAGAAAATGTAAACTATACTTTTGATGCAACAACTAGATTAAAGCAACTCAAACCTGTAAGATTTAATTTTATAGGTGATACTGCTACTGTTGATGGATTTTTAGCACACGAGGTTTCAGATATTGTTCCTCATGCAATTAGTGGTAAAAAAGATGCCACTGAAAATTATACAGATGAAAATGGTGATGAGCAAACTGTAATAAAGCCACAAGGTATAGACCACAGTAAACTAGTACCTCTTTTAACAAAATCACTACAAGAAGCACTTACAAGAATAGAGACACTCGAAGCAAAAGTTACAGCATTGGAGAACGCAGAATGACCAAAGCAGCAGAATTAGCAAAGATGGGTGAAGTCATAACTAACGACCAAATAGGAGGTCGTAGAAACGTCATAATTAATGGAAGTCAACAGGTGGCACAAAGGGCAACCTCAGTAGCTGATGTCGGTGGTTCTCAAGGTTACTTTTGCACAGATAGATTTAAAAGTACACTTTCAGGAACTGCTGCAAGATATACTGTTTCTCAAGATTCTGATGCTCCTGCAGGTTTTAGTAAAGCCTTAAAATATGATGTAACTACTGCTGATACTTCCGTAGCTGCTGATGAGTTTCATGCAATATCATATAGAGCAGAGGGTCAAGATATTTCTCATTTTGAATGGGGAACAAGTGATGCAAAGAAATGTACTTTTAGTTTTTATGCAAAAGCAACCACTGCACAAACTGTTGTTGTAAATTTTGTTAGAGCAACGAGTGGTACTTCAAGAAGTGTGTCAAAAGCATTTAGTATAACAACTTCTTACCAAAGATTTACTTTTACTTTACCTGCTGATACAGGTGGTTCTGCACAAGTAGAAACTAATGCTGAAGGATTAGCAATACATATTGGATTTGGTGGAGGTAGTAACTTTACAGGTGGCACAATAAACGAAACATGGGAAGATATTACAAATAACAAAAGATTTGCAGGTGTTGGAAATTTAGCATCCAGTACAGATAACAACTTTTTTATTACAGGAATACAACTAGAAGTAGGCTCACAAGCCACACCATTTGAGCATAGG